AATGAAAAGGTGAGAGGTATTAATCCAGTAACCGGTAAAGTAAATACTCAAGCAGAATATGAAGCTGCTATGGCAGATAGAAGAACTCAAAAAAGAATAGATAGGATGACTGACAGAATGTTAGCTGGTAAAAATTTTAGTCAAAAAAATTTAGATACATTATTAGGACAAGTAGATAGATTTGGAAATCAGTTTACAACTAATTTAGGTAACATTGATAATGTTAGAGGACCTAATTCTACAAGAGCCCAATTAAATGCACCAGTTGTAGAATCAATTATTAACGAAGTAATAAAAGCTCCACCAGCTAAACCAAATGTAACTAGAGATATTACTTATGGTGATTTCCCTAATGCATTTAATTATTTAGATGTTGAAGATGTAGATTTATACGGAACACCAAAATCTACTATGCCTAATTATGATTCACCTGCTATAATGAATCCAGCTCCCATTGAACGTGCTGATCCTTTTAGTATTGATTTAAGTAATGCTATGGCAGATGCTTCTACAAATACTAATCAACAAATATTAGATACTATTTTAAATGAGAGCATAATGAAAAATCAAGTTCAACCTTATATAGATAAGCAACAAAAAAATAATGAAGAGATAGAAAAAATGAGACAAGAACTAGGTCTTGCGTAGGAGTTAATATTGCTTGATATAATTTATAATCCAGACATAGGAGCCTTTGTTAATAAAGAAACACCTGATGTTGTTGCTCCACAATTTGAAATGCTAGAATGGGCAGCACAAAATCCTGAAACCACAATGCCTTATAATCCGCAATTGGTAAATGAGCTTTTGACAGTTATGCAAACACCTGATAGTACTATCGTCGAAGAAGGTGTTGAATCAATAACTAATAGAGGATAGAATAGTCAAATGGCTGAAATAGACAAATCATTACCCAATACAAAAACAGAAATTGAAATTCCAGGAGAAGAAGAAATTGTAGAAGCTCAAGAAGAAGTAATTGAGAAATCTGCCGATGGTCAAACAGAAATTGAAATAGATGATGATGGTGGAGCAACTATTAATTTTGATCCAGGTCAAGTTAATCCAGAAGGTGGTGAAGATCACAATGCTAACCTAGCAGAATTTCTAGAAGACTCAGTTTTAGATCCATTAGCTTCTGAGTTAATGGACAAATACAAAGATTACAAACAATCAAGACAAGAGTGGGAAGAAAGTTATCGAGAAGGTTTAAACCTTTTAGGTTTTAAATATATAACTAGAACCGAACCATTTAGAGGTGCAAGTTCAGTTACTCACCCAGTATTAGCAGAAGCTGTTACTCAGTTTCAAGCACAAGCTTACAAAGAATTATTACCTGCAGAAGGTCCGGTTAGAACTCAAATCTTAGGAGACATCAATGTTCCTAAAGAAGAACAATCTAAACGTGTTAAAGATTTTATGAATTATCAAATTATGGATCAGATGAAAGAGTATGAACCAGAGTTTGATCAAATGCTTTTCTATTTACCCCTAAGCGGTTCTACTTTTAAAAAAGTTTACTATGACGATTTATTAGGTAGAGCCGTATCAAAATTTATACCCGCTGACGATTTAGTGGTTCCGTACTCTGCTACCTCATTAGAAGATGCGGAAGCTGTAATCCATGTTATTCGTATGTCACAAAATGATTTACGAAAACAACAAATCAATGGCTTTTACAAAGACATTGATTTGGGAGAACCGCCTTTACAAGAAGATAAATTAAAACAAAAAGAATTAGAGTTAGAAGGAATTAAACAAACAGGTCAAGAAGACATGTACACAATTTTAGAAATGCATGTCAATGTTGATCTAGATGGACATGAAGATGTTAATCCTGAAGACGGAGAACCTACTGGAATTAAATTACCTTACATTGTAACTATTGATGAAGCGAATGGAAAAGTTTTATCTATTAGAAGAAATTACAAAGCAGACGATCCATTAAAGAAAAAACAAGATTACTTTGTACACTTTAAATTTTTACCAGGTATGGGTTTTTATGGTTTAGGTTTAATTCATATGATTGGTGGATTATCTAGAACTGCTACTGTTGCGTTAAGACAATTACTTGATGCGGGAACTTTAGCAAACTTACCAGCTGGTTTTAAAACTAGAGGTGTAAGAATGCGAGATGATGCACAACCATTACAACCTGGTGAGTTTAGAGATGTGGATGTACCGGGTGGAAATATTAAAGATCAGTTTATGCAATTACCATTTAAAGGTCCTGACGGAACTTTATTACAACTAATGGGTATTTGTGTTAGCTCTGCTCAAAGATTTGCAAGTATTGCAGATTCACAAGTAGGAGAAATGAATCAACAAGCTGCAGTTGGAACTACAGTTGCATTACTAGAACGTGGTTCTCGTGTGATGTCAGCAATTCACAAAAGATTATATGTTGGTTTAAAATCAGAATTTAAATTATTAGCAGAAGTATTTAAAACTTATCTACCCCCTGAGTATCCTTATGATGTACCAGGAGCTGCAAGAAATATTAAAGTTTTAGATTTTGATGATAAGATAGATATTTTACCAGTTGCAGATCCAAATATTTATTCTCAAACACAAAGAATTTCTATGGCGCAAGCACAATTACAACTTGCACAATCAAATCCTAAAATGCACAACATGTATCAAGCTTATAGATCTATGTATGAAGCGTTTGGTATTAAAAATATAAATGCAATCTTACCACCACCTCAACAACCTATTCCAATGGACCCAAGTTTAGAACATATTTTGGCTATTAGCGGTAAACCTTTCCAAGCTTTCCCAGGCCAAGACCATAAAGCACACATTGATGCTCATTTAAGTTTCATGTCAATCTCTATGGTACAAAATAATCCCATGGCAATGATGGGTTTACAAAAAAATATACTTGAACACATAAGTTTAATGGCACAAGAGCAAGTACAAATAGAATTCATAGAAGAAATGAAAGAATTACAAATGTTACAACAACAATTAGCGCCAATGATGCAAAATCCTACAATGATGCAACAAAATCCAATGGCAATGCAAGGTCAACAACGTATACAACAAATAACTAGTGCCATTGAAGCAAGAAAAGCAGTGTTAATTGCAGAAATGACTATGGATTATGCTAAAGAAGAAGACAAAATTAGCTCTGAAGTAGGTGGTGATCCATTATTAAAACTAAAATCTAGAGAATTAGACTTAAAAGCTAGAGCAGATCAAGATAGAAATGCAAATAACGAAGCAAGACTAGATTTAGACACTATGAAAGCTATGATGAACGACCAACAACACGATGAAAAGCTAGAACAAAACGAAGAATTAGCTGGATTACGTGCAGGAGTCTCTTTGGCTAAACAAACTATGGCAGACCAAAGTAAGATTCACGATTTCGGTAGAAATTTTAAGAAAAATTAACTATAATATCATTAAGGAGAAACATTATGAGCAAAGATTGGACTAGAGGATCTAAATTTATGAACGACGATGTTAAAATCGTAAAAGAACTCGGCGTTGGTAAAGATGGTTACTCTCAAGGTGGTGTAAAGATTGAAGCTACAAACCCTTTTGAAACTCAAACAGTAACTGTTAGAGGAACAAAAGCTATGAGAGCTGATAAAAAACCTGTTAAGGCTAAGTGGTACTAATCCATGTGGTTATCGGCAATTAAATTAGCCGTTTCTGCTGGTAGTAAAATTTATGCTAACAAGCAGAAGGCAAAAGTCGCTATGTCAGACGCACAACTGCTACATGCAGAAAGACAAGCGCGTGGTGAGGAAGCTTACCAAGGCAAGTTGTTAGAAGCTAGACAAAACGACTACAAGGACGAATTCGTTTTATTAATTCTTTCGGCGCCCATCATTGTGCTCGCTTGGGGTGTGTTTAGTGACGACGCTGCGGCGCTTGACAAAGTAAAAGTGTTCTTTGAGCATTTCGCGGCACTTCCGACATGGTTCAGTTCACTTTGGATCCTTGTCGTGGGAAGTATTTTTGGTATAAAGGGAACACAAATTTTCCGGAACGGAAAAAAATAAATAGGAGCAACTATGAGGCAAAACGGACAAAGATCAAATGTTAGATTTCCATATGGAAGTCAAGGTTTGAAAAAAGGTGGCAGTGTTAAAAAGAAACAAGGCTACAAAGATAGAAAAGATGAATCTATCGCTATGAGAATAAGAAAGAAAAGAACTAAAAAACAACTTAAAGATTCAAGAGATGAGTCTTATGGAAGATTTGGTTCTGCAGCTAAAAAATCTGGAAAAATAAATAGG